CAATACGATAAAGTTTGCGAGTTTCTTCATCTGTAAAATCAAGGGTTTTGTAATCGAGTTCATAATCAAATTCCTTCATCTTTTTGTTGTGCTACTCTTTGTTCTATTGATTATAACAATAAATTTATCAGCGGCAAATGTCCCTGCAAGATTGACTTCAATGTCATCTCCGTCTTCCCAATTAATATCACCATTCTTTTTGGTGTGAAGCATTGCTTCTTGTATCTGATCAATAATTTCTTTTGTTAATTTCATTTTATGCAGGGCAGGCTTTTGGTGGTGGTAGTTTAGGAAATCTCAAACGTCTTTTCCATTTCTCAATAAAGTCTTTTATTTTTTTATCCATTTTGTATCCACTCTGGTTTGCGATCAGGTATGCGAAGATAGTTAGTTGCAGCCCATGTCTTTGATGCAATGTATCTTTTGTATGCAACAAAGGTGTCTATACTATCATCAAACTTCCATTCCTCAGGCATAGCACGAGGAAATCTTACTGCTTTATGATAACAATCATTTGGAAGTTGTCCAGTTTTTTCATAGAATATTTCTTCTGCTTCTAACAATGGTTCTTCACATGTATGTATTTTATCGTATCTTTCTGTATATTCATTAGCTAATCCAAACCCATGTGCGATCAGCCATGCAGTGTTGTATATGTTTTCTGCTGCCCAGGCGGTACAGGGATGACCCTTGAAGGCGCCCTTCTCTGTTTTATAGGGTGTTCCATCCTTCTTAGTTAATTGACCCCAATCAAAGTACCATTTGGAATAAACCATTGATAACATTTGACATGTCTCTAAAGGCATTTTGACAATGTGTTTGTCAGGTAATACTCTTGCCGAATTGTAAGGGCAAGGTTCAGTCACGAATACGTTCATAATGTGGTGGTGTGTAATGATCATTCCAGTGTCGAATGTTACCAGCGACAATGAAACAGTTTGTAATTACTAATTGTAAGAAGATAAGAGTTCGGATAAAAGCAATAGTATCTGCTTCTTTATTTGATTTACCAGATTTGTCTCCAAGTGCTTTTGCCCAGACTCTCCACAACTTCATCATATACCCAATATCTTTTTCTGTCTTTCAAAGTATCCATGAAGAATCCAAGAACTACTATTCATCTTCTCGGTTCCTCCAACAGACCACTCAAACTTTACTCTATCATCTTTTTTGTATCTGTCAAACTCAGGTGTATTTTCTTTTGCACGATCACCTCCATTACAGAAGATAACTTGATCAGATATCTCCAGACATTTAGCAATTGCACCACAAGCAGATTCATCTGAGTCATCCCAAGAAATTACAGCATCGACCATATCTAAGTGACGGACGATATCAGCACGTTCTTTCCAAGATTGAAAGTATTGACCTTTCTTTCTTGTGAGCCACGGATCACCATTCAAACCAACGACAAGATAATCTGTAAATGCTCTAGCTTCTTTAAAGTATCTGATATGGCCACTATGAACTGGATCAAATCCACCAGTGACCAAACTTAATTTCTCGACAAACATTACTCAAATGTAGAATCAGGTTCAAGTGCAATATAGTATTTTACATCAATATCACTATTTGTAAAACAAGATAGAAGTTTTGATGAGATAACAACGTTGTATGATCCAGGCAAGATCTTAATATTCTCTACCTTAAAATTGAACATGAAGTTGTTAGTAGTTTCACCAACTGTAACTGAAAAATGATTTGATGTATCATTCTTCTTATCACGAACAACAATACTAATTGTTCCATCCTCACCAATCACAGATAGATCAGGGACTTGATAAACTGCTGATGCTTTAAGAAGTTTATCTAACTGTTGAGTATTCAACTGGAAACAAACATCTTCAGTTGGTAATGTAATCTCTTTCTCAGGAGGACTTATGATTACATTTGGATCTGCAAAAAAGTATTTTGATCTTGCTCTGTCTTCACTAATAACAGTGTATCCTTCATTCTTAAAATCTAACTCAGGTTTTTGATGCAAACTAAGTGCATTCAAAAATTGATTCAAGTCATAAACACCAAAGTCTTTTGGTATATCTTCTTCGATTGTGGCTTCTGCAAGAATGTTTTTCATTACAGAAATTGTTCTAAGTGCGTTACCCTGTTTAAATAATATAGACTGATTAATTGTAGAAAAGTTTTTCAACAACATCAGTGTTTTGTCAGAAAGTCTCATTTTTGGTCTAAGTTTCATTTCACTAATTTTATCACGGATTATTGGATATGTTTTGTCCAATGTTCCGTCGAGCGTTTCAGCTGCTAAACTCCAAGCGTTAATCATAGGGAGATGTAAGTCTCCCTATTATATCAAACATTTGGTATTGTGTCAATTTCAGTTTTTTCAAAATCAACATCAGCATCTACTTTGTCATATAACTCCATGAATGCTTGTTTTGTTTCATCATCAAATCTATTAACACAAACTTCAATTGCTTTTGCTTTATTCTTAAAGATTGCATATGCACGAATGATATGAACTAAACGACGAGTGGAAATGATCTCTTCAATACCACCATCATAAAATGTCTTACGAATAATATCTCCCCAATCAACAAGTCTCTGACAGAAATCATCATCTTTGACATTGAGAGTATCAGCAAGACCTTTAAGAATTTTGAACTCGGTCTTAACACTTGGATATGATTGTTCAAATGTTACTGGGAATCTTTCAAGAAACGCTTCGTTAAGCACATTAGTTCCAATGAAACGTCCGTCGTCTGAACCTTTGCCTTTAGTGTTGGCGGTAGCGATAACGTTGAATCCTTTGGCTGGTTTAACATATCTTCCAATTTTTTTGAGGAAGACTCCATTTCCTTCAAGAACACTCTGAAGACAAAGGATTTTGTTTGAGGCAAGGTCGATTTCGTCAAGAAGCAATATAGCTCCTCGCTCGAGGGCTTCAATGACTGGGCCATTATGCCATACGGTTTGACCATTAACAAGACGGAAACCGCCAATAAGATCATCTTCATCTGTTTCGATAGTAATATTAACACGGATAAGTTCTCTCTTAAGAGTTGCACAAGCCTGTTCTACAGAGAATGTTTTACCATTTCCAGAGAGACCTGTGATAAAAGTAGGATAAAATAATTTGGACTGTATGATTTTCTTTACGTCTGTAAAACTACCAAACTGAACAAATGTATCATCCTTAGTAGGAATCAATGATTGTTGTTCTGGTGGTTGAACTGATGGTGCTTGATATGATCTTTCTATCTCTGCAACTTTCTTTGTGGTAACTTTAAGATTCCACTTACCACGAGTTACCTTGTAATCTTGAAGGTAACGAGTGATGGTGTAATACTTAAGATCACGAGATGCACAATATCCTTTGACATCGGCGGTAGTAATTTTTGATCCGTATAGATTCTGAAGGTCTGAGATCAATTCTTCTTTTTTCACAACTGGTTGGAATGGCATAATGTATTCTTATCTATATATCAATTATAGACAAAAAAAGGGGCCGTGTAAGCCCCATTGTGCAGCTTTATCAACTGTCTTTACTTAAATGGATTGATCGCTGATAATCCTTGTTTAATAAGACGAGGTGTTTGTCTTACTAATGGTGAAGGGCCAGTCGATCTCATTTTTGGATCTAAAAATGCTTTAAATGGTCTTAAGGTTGTAATACCTTTTTTACCTGACTTGAATGCATCATCAGAACGAGTTACTTGTTTTAAATCATTCTTAACTAATTTTCCAAGACTAGCAGTATCTTCATCAGGCATTTGTTCATATTTGCCACGATTCATATACTCCTTTACACCCTCAGTAAATTGTTTATAGGTTTTCATTTTTCACCCATATTCAAGAAAGTATCTTTTGGTGTTAATTTATCAGCAATTTTCTTACCAGCTGTTGCCATGCCTTTTGCTCTCTTATCTAACCTTTTAACTCTTGGATCACTACCCATTGCACTTCCATCTTTTCTTATACTATCAGCAGTTTTTTTAACATCCTTATTTGCTGCAGACATGTAGTTAGACATTTTATCAACAGAGATCTCATTTAAAATTTCTTCTGGAGTTAATTCCAACATAATGTCTTTGATCTCCTCTTCACTCAATCCTTCATCAAGTAATTGACCTTTTACGATATCGAATAAATCAGCACTTGCAGCCACGGCTGTTCGTTGATTAGATGTCACTCCAGATTTATTTACTTTTTCCTTTTCTCTAGCACCAGAGTCAAGAATTCGATTACCTATATTATTTGCTGTGATAGGATTTTCTCTCGCAAAGTCTTTAACTTGATTAATTCCTTTTCCAGCAATATTTTTAACTTTACCAAATGCCCTACCAGCCATTGTTGCAGCACCTTTTAGCGCTTTTCCTGCAAGCATTTTACCAGCTGCAACTGCAGCGCCTATAAATTCATCTAACTGTTCCTCAGTAAGATTTGACATTTTCTCATACGCTTCCTTCTCACTAAATCCCTCTTCAATAAAATGATTATATACAAGATCATATACATCATCCCCATGAGGAACTGTGTTTCCATTCTCATCCTTTTGATGATGTTCATAAACTGCATGATATGCTGAAAGTAAATCAACAGATTCTTTTTTCTCTTTTGAAGCCTTCTTCATCGATTCTTTTTTATCGCCATCTTTATCAAGATCTAAGAAATCAGGCTTACCACCTTTACTCTTCTTTCCTTTCTTTCCTTTCTTTCCTTTTTTCTCATCGACATTATCTTCATCATCCTTACCTTTCTTTCCTTTTTTCTTATCAATAAATGCCTGTAATCCAGCAGGAATTTTACCTTCATCAAGAGTTTCCTTTTCTTGATTTTGATACATTGATTGATATGCATCCATCAATCTACTAGGAGACGGAGCAGATCCATACTGTGTTTTACCTAGATCTGCTTGACTCTTCTTTCCAGATGGTGTCATACCACTGGATATCATGTCTTTAGAAACTCTATGATCCATCTTTATTTCAGAATTTAGAATTATTTAGTCATGCAACCAGTTCAATAAACTCACTGAGAATCTTTTTATTCATCTTTTTGTTCTTAAGACTCTTAACAAATGCACGTTTGATATCTGTTTTAGTTGCATCTTCCTTGACTTCAAACTCAGCATCATTCGCAATCGCAGCTGATGAAAGACCAAAGTAAGTATCATATGCAGAAGTTTTGATTGAAACAGATCTGTTTTTCTTCCATCCCTTCATGATTTTATCATACTCTGTATCAGACCAACCATGATAACGACGAATGAATGATCCAGCATCACGACTAGGTAGAAGACGAATACCAATAAAATTAGTATCTTTGAATGTATCTTTTAAGTTTTGAATTAAAACTTCAGTGAATCCAAAGTTAGAATCTTTAACACGATATGTTTTACCAAGTTTGCGATCACGAAGAAATGTATTGTAGTAGATTGCATTTTCGCCCATGTATGGTTCGTTCTCCCAATGTCTTTTGATTGAAACATGATAACGAGGTGTGTATGCTTCTCCATCAGTAAGAACAACACATTGAACTTTCTCAACCTTATTGTCTTTTTTGAACTGAGGAATAATTTGATGTAAGCAAATTAAAGTTTCATCTAGAGGAGTGCCAGATAATCCCATACCTACAGGAACTTGGAAGTTGTCATTATGATCATAACTATGATAATAACCAAACTTTGTAGAGATACGGAAAATATTTTTCATTTGATTCTCAAGAGTTCTAATATTCACTTTTGATGAGAACATATGCATCAAACTAAAGTTTCCATCAATAGCAACGACGCCTGCTTTTTTTGTGTAACGTTCTGTATATGATTCTGAATATGGATCATTATTTGGAAAACAATTTGTGAAAGCATAGACATCAAATGGAATCTGAACCTTACGACAAAACCAGATTAGATTATATAACTGTTTGATTGTATCTTTCATGATAGGACTCATAGATCCAGACCAATCAAGAATGAATATTAATCCATGATTCTTACCATCAGGAAGAACTGTAACTTTCTTAAAAATATCTTCATTATATTTGTAAGTGTGAAGACTTGACATATCAAGCATACCTGTTCTTGCAGTTGCAGCACGAGCATATGCACCAGCTGACTTCTTCATTTCAAACTCTTTAACAAGATAATTAACTTCTTTTTTTGCAGATTGTTTGAACTCATTAAACTCACGATCAGCATAGGAGAAATCTTCAATTGAATTATCACTCCACTGAGCATTAATCGAAGCGTGAATCCACTCATTAGAAATAATCACTCTTTTAAGATCAAGATCATTCGGTCTCTCAACATAAGTACTTTCACGACCCTTTTCATTAACTAACTGTTTAAGAGACTCTTCAAGATTATCAACAGTTTCTACTTTTGGTTCAGTATCTTGAACACCTTCGATACCACCACTTTTTGAATATACTTGATCTTCATAATCAAGACCATCATCTTCACTTTCATCTTCACTTTCATCTTCTCCCTCATTACCTTTAGTTTTAGTTTGATATTGTTGTTCATTATCTCCTTCTCCATCCTCTAGTTCAACCTTAGATTTCATCTCTTCCTCTTCCTCTTTCTTTTTATTTTCAAATTCTTCTTTAGTGTATTCCCAGATAATAAGTGAATATTCTAGAACGTCATCAAAAGACTCTGCTGATTTAACCATACTAATAAGAGTCATTTCATAATCCGTAAAATCAATATCAATAAAATTACCAATCTTGAAATATAAATTTAAACGATCAGCAAAACACATTTCATTTACATCAGTCTCAGATAACTTGAAGAAATCCATTCCATGTAATTCATTATATCCTTTGAAAAATGTTTTTGGAAGACCAGCATATCTACGTTTCATCAATTTTTCAATACGAGCATCTTCAACTATATTCACATATGATGGTGGTATTTCATACTTCTCAAACCAATCTTCACATGGAGTGTAAAGTGCATGACCAACCTCATGTGCAACTAACATATCATAAACTTCACTCGTAGCATTCTCCCATAATGGAAGAGTTAAAACTCTTGTTTCAACATTGAAACTTGCAGTCTGAACCTGTTTGTGTTCGACAATCAGATCTTCTGTAGCTAGTAACTTAGCAAGTGTTCCTTTAACTTCTTGATTAACTGTCATGTGTTCCCTGTATATGTACCTATTATAATTCCTCAGCACAAAATGGAAACGATCATTGTGACACTAATTTAATCGTCTATACCTGTCGCATAATCTAATGCCCTCTTTGCAGTTCGCATCAAACGAACTCTACGCATATCATGAGTATTAGGTAGTGTTAGAGAAAATCCTAAAAGTTCTCCCTCTGGATCATCTGGATATCCTACTGGTTGAATAAAAAATATCCCTGCGTGTGCAACACACTTCCAACCAATATCTACGAAACCTAAATCTCTCAACGCACATTCTAACTTAAGTGAGTGGCATGCCTCCTCTAGTATCATGTGTCAAGATGTGGATTACCGAACTTTACTATTTATGACATACGACTAAATCCTTTTACTTTTTCAAATTGTATCAGATCTTCAAATCTATCATGTAGAGATTGTTTATGAGATATTACAAATACGTTTGCATCCTTGATTACATATTTTACTATCTTTAAAAATTCTTCTGTTCCAAATCCATCAAGAGAACTATCAAATACTTCATCCATAATCAATAGATTTGTATTGACTGAGTTTTTAAATCTAGCAACCTCCCTCCAAGTGAAGAGAAGTGCCAGATCAATTCTCATTTTTTCACCTTCACTGAAAGATGAATATGAGAAGTCCTCATGAATTGGAGATTGGATTGACTCATTGAACTCTTCATCAAGTTTGAAATTAATATAGAAGTCCATCATCCGAAGATACTTATTGACCTGTTGATTAATAAGTGGTAGATACTTTTTGATGATTTTGGACTTTACTCCACCATCCTTGAGAAGTGAATAAGCAAAGTCATGATGTAATATGTCTTGTTTCTTTTCTCCTAAAGCTTCATAAGTTTCTTTTAGTTTTTGGTCGAATTCAGTTAGTTTCTCATGCTCAGAATTTCTGTTTTCAAGTTGATTGGTAATAGTTTGAATTTCTGATTCAAGTTCTCTGATTTGATTTTGGAAGCCAGAGATCTTAACGTTATTTTGAGAAATTTCATTCGTGAGTTTAGTTGTTTCCTTAGAGAGTTGTACAAATTGACGTTCCCTTTCTTCTTCGTTTTCTATTGCTTTTTCTAGTTCTTCAAAACCAGACTTGAGTTCTTTGGCTTTTTCTTGGGCTTCGTCCAGTTTATTTAGCCTAAACTTTTCATCAATATCCTGTGTGCAAGTAGGACAAACCGTATTCTTACTAAAGAACTTATGTTCCTTCTGAACAGTTGCTGCCTTGTTTGATATCTTACCTTTTAGATTTCCTAACTCCTTGAGTTTCTTACCAGCACCTAAAAATGTTTCTTGTTCTTTTAGTAAATCTTCAACAGTTAATGATGTTTTTAGATTTGCACTTGTACATCCCTCAGATTCAAGAGATAGTAAATCTATCTTTTTCTTTTTAGATTCAATTCTATCTTTACCTCTCTTCTCAATCTCATCCATAAAGTTTTGTTGCATCTCTAACTTTTCTTTTAAAGATGTTTTTTTCAATTCTAGTGTTCTAACTTTATCTTTCTTCTCTCTTATCTTATCTTTAATTATAGTATTCATTGCCGAAAAGATCTTAATATCCAATAGATCCTCAATCACTTCTCTTCGATTTGATCCTGACAGTTGCATGAATGGAACAAATGTACTACTACCCAGTATGACGATTTGTGTGAATGACTTATAATTCATCTTCACAACATTTTGTTCTAACCATTTCTGTTGATCATTGGCAGCGGAAGATTGATTCATCATTTGTCCGTTACGATGAATCTCAAACACATTTGGTTTGATGCCTCTACGAATAAACCAATCAACTGAACCGATTTGAAAATCTAATTCAACTACACAGTCTTTTTCATTTGTAGCATTTACAAGTTGTGACTTATTAATTTTACGAAAAGGTTTATTAAACAAAACAAATGTAAGTGCATCTAACATGGTAGATTTACCAGCACCATTCGTTCCGATAATTACAGTATTCGATTTTTTATTAAGGTCTATTTCCGTCCATTGATTTCCAGTGGAAAGCAAGTTACGCCATTTTATCTTTTTGAAACAAATCATTCTTTGGAGGAACCACGATATCGTCTGGTCTAACTATATTATACATGTAATCGTGCAATTCGCAAGCCCTTATTGCAACATAATCATCTACTTCTATCACACCCATCTCTGGAGTATCTTCTTCTGAAGACATTAACTCTGCATATCTATCAGCATCATCCTCTTCCTCAAACAACATAAGAACTTTTTCTCCATCATCATCTTCGATGGAGAAAGCACCTTCATCTTCAAAACCTTTAACCGCTAAGATAAACATTACTCGACCTCACAGGCCTCCTTATAAACATCTTGAAGTATATTGGTGATCGTAAATTTATCCAAATCTACTTCAGACTCCTGTATGTATCTATTTAGCAAAGAGATTGTATCTTCGGATTCTTCTGCTTCAAACTCTTCTCCCTCTGTGAAATCAAAGTTCTCAACAATCTTAAGTTCTGCTAGATTTGATGAATATAATTTATCAATGTACTTTTCAAACTGTTTAGGATCTGATTTTTTACGAACAATTACCTTGACAATCTTTTGATCATACTTAGTAATATCTAGCATTTGATGAGGAGTATCTTCATAATATAGATTATGAAATATCTGATATGGATTATTGACTGGAGT